GACACGCACTCAAAGGATACTGGGTTTCTGCCTCCGGGCAGAGTATACAGGAAGATTATGAATGACAGCATAATAAAATTCCTGCTTTTCCTTCAGCGCAGGTTTTTTGGTACATGGGCTGCTAGATCTCGCGCTCCACGCTACTAGTCCAACCCATTGGTTTTATGTGTTTTAATCTGCAACAACGTTGTCGCTATCATCGTCAAAATAAACCTCCGGAAACGCCGAGAACATTGGTTCTTCATAACTCTCCATAGGCAACACTCTTGAAGCGTCAGCCAACCACTGATCATATGTGTCTTTGGACTTAGTGACCGTCGAGTAATATTCATGTATGTTACCAGAAAAACCTAGATTACTCAGTGCTTGTCTTCTGTCAGCCGTGTCCACCGCCCAGTATACAACACTCGACGGATTAGCCTCAGCCACATCATCTGACACAGCTCGCGAGTCACCCACAATAGCATCTGGAATCGTGATCTCTTGGGCACCCTCTGGGGTCGGTTGCAGCGCATCTGGGGCAACGGTAACACCATCATCTGGTCTAGCATACAGTTCATTGTGAGCGGTCATGGGCACAGCAGGTACAGGAGCAGTGGATGGGGTCAGTGATAGCCTCACACTCTTCTTTGTTCTGGGGATCGCACGATGGGCTCCAGCAACATCTTGCCTCACCCATTCGATCACCTGCTGCATGGCCTGAATAATCAAGGTGACGTTGATCTCCGCCCCATAACTGACTGCAAGTGTGGTGATCTCTTGGACTCTGTGAATCAGTGCAGCATCATCCCAGTTGGACGAGATTATCTCCAACTCCAGATCATCAATCTCAACTGTAAACTTGTCTCGGTCTGATTCACTGTGTATGCGCCGCTGCATGGATCTGATGGTCTGTGATACAACTGCTTCATACAACCGGTTCTCATACATGCGACCCGTCGCCCCCAGTGCCTTCGTAGCAGCCCTCAAGTAAGCACTCTCGTAGTTCCCCTTGGTGACGCGGTCGTCAATGTGGCCATCCTTAGCTGCTTCATCGCCTCGCTTCTGCCGGCGCGCGGCTGCAAATAGCCACTGAGCTTGTAACACCCTAGCAACCGTACCCACTGATGCCCGTGATGATTGAACCGTCACTTGGGAATACTCTTTTGTCGTCCTGTGCTGTAGTTTCCCCATAGAATGGCCTATCCCAGAGCACAGGCCCAGTAACGCAGCAGTAGTGGACAAGAAAGAATCCAGAGCATGAACATGATCGGTGGTGGACTCGGACGCTCTGTAACCAGAAGCACCCATGCTCCGTGTCACTTGTGCCAGAGCTTCATGCATGGGGATTGTACTCCTCAGCTCGTCTGCTTCTTTGACAATAATTCGCAGCTCGTTCGCACGTGGGCGCACTGCCTGTGCCTTGTTTGCCCATCCATCTGCGTTTAGTATTTTGTCGATCCTGTGTGCACGGTGGCAGATGCAGATCTCGTTGGCGAACATGTCATCTTTTAGGATGAGGTCGAGTGTGATGCTATCGATCCAGCTCTCGCCAAGTGCCTGCAACAACTGTCGCGATGGAACGTCTGGTTGCAGCAGCAGCAAATTGCTTGCAGCAGATTGACCGCGAGAATCAGAAGTCACGGAGCCAGCTGATTGCGGCCTTGAGCGAATAATGGGTGCTCCCCAAGCCTTTGCGACATCAGAATATTTTGTGGACATCTCAATAACTTGAACCTTTGCCACAACCTCTTCGTGCTCCCTAACTACGATCTCAGGGATCTCCCCTTCTTCCAGTGCAGAATCATATACACGCTGGGCTGCCAGTGCACCACTTGCAGCATACATTTGCAAGGCCCTTGACATATTAGCATAAGAACACGACACACGTGCATGCTCTTGGAGGTCGGACTTTATACTCACAAACGGGGTGAGCTGCCTGATAGTCAGGTCGTCAACATTGCCCTCGGTTTGCTTCGGAGACACCAGAGGTGCATGCCCAGTCTCCTTGTACGCAAACCCATATGCAAACTGGTCAGCTTGCATTCGAACATGCAGCGATGCTTCCAGCAACCCAGCACACCTCAAGACTGTAATCGCCGCCATCATATCATACATCGTGCGGGATCGTGCATTGAGCCGCGTGATAGCATTCGCATTGACTCGGACAGCAGCTTGACAGTTGGGGAACATGGCTATGACGTGGTTTGCCTTAGAATGACGTAGTGACAGCCTCTTGGCAGACCCCTCGAACCTCCGACCGGGCAGAGTTAAAAGCCGAAAGTCAACTGATCCTGCCCACATCCAACTAAACAGTGAAAATAGGCCGTAGTGGTGCGCACCCGTGTCCTGGGCCCATCTGAATGCCGCCAGTCCTTGCGCTATCTTTTTCCTAACAGGATTATACAGTGCCACTCGCACCTCATTGGCTACGTTGGACTTGAGGGATCGGTATCCTTTGTACCCTATCCCCCTGGTTGATGCATCATACATATTCTTTGAATGGGACCCTGCAGTTTGACGTAGCCTGTTCTGATCAAAAGATACAGTTGTTACCTCCTGGGCCTTCTTTGAGTCAAGGTCGATCTCCCCTACAAACGCCCACATAGAGAAGGGGCAAGGGTATGTGTGGTTGATAACCGTGTACCCGGAGCGAGCCAGGACAGCGTCACGCAGTGACTGAGCCATCTTGAATGAACCATGCGCTTCAAACTCTACTACCATATCGTGTGATCCATAAGCCTGAATGGATGAAAACACCAGATCCTCCAAGACAGCGAGGTTCCGAGAGTCACACGCAGCCACCATTCTCCGTGCATCACCGATTCCTTGTGCACCCAGTAAATATGACACAAGCTCAGTCCTATCAACTCTCCCCATCACTTCATCAACAAAAGCCTCTGGCATGCATGATGACACCTCTTCGAGCAGTGGTGCTTCAAGAATACCCGCCTTAAGTACCGAGTCCAGGGCAGCACCATATTCATCAGAAGACTCAATTTTGTCCAACGATGCGAACGGCTCAGCAAGACCTACTCCTCTTGCTGCCTCACGAAACATCGACCGCACCGCAGTTGCAGCACTGGTGTGGGAGGCCGCAGCGTACCCATACGGCGATGTGAACACGGACCGGGCATCTCTGTCAGCGGCTGGCTGTTGCAGGATCGAGCTGAACAGATTAGATATGATGCGCTCAGACGTTGCCACGCAAAGGTGCCCCGCTATTTCAATGAACCAAGTCAAGTGGTCCAGCTCACCAGTGGCCATAGTGCTACATATTGACTTGATGCCTAGGCCATTGAGCTGTGCTGGTGCCAGAGCAGCAATCGACAGTGCTTGCGTAGGAGCTTTGGCGAGACGTGGGGCAGCTTTGAACACCCACTGAAAAGCGTGCCATGCGGCCAAGAAATATGCTACAAACGGGTCCGCACCTTGGGCTGCAGCTGATGCTGCTGTGCCAAACGCAGTGTTGATATTGTCAGTGAGCGATGCAAACCTGCGTGTGTAGTCTTTGTCTATCCTCATCATTGTCTTGGTGGCGTGAGCAACTTGGGTGCCGTCTATGTACAGCTCATTAAGGTAAACAAACTTGATCGAGGAGAAGAAACTCTTGACATCATCCATCTCGAATCCCAGTTCAGAGTACATTTCTTTTAGCAGATCACGGGCACGCTGTGCCTTCTTTGAGCATTCTTCAGGGCTACCCTCCAGGGCCACAACCGTTGCTGCGTCATCGATAAGGCACAATATGTACGCAGCCTCCTTCTGAGACAATATCTTCAACTCACGGAGCCGGTACGCCCAGTAGATCAGGATGTGCGAGTGCATAGTGGTGTCTGAAGTGGCTGGCCAACCTTGGATATTACCAGTTCTGCATGCTGCACTTGCTTTCACCCCTCGCCTGTCACAAAAGACAACCAATCGATCCCAGAGACTAATTGGGGCTTGGGGGTTTGGGCATTCAGTCGTGGTCAAAGCGTAAGTCTGCCACCTGTGAAACATTTTTCGAGACATTTTTGGCGACCACCCGGAGATGTCAGTTGACGTGGCAAATGCTTCAGTAGTGCTATCAGCACTAATCGCTCTGGCCATAGCCTGAAACTTCTTCTTGTGCTTCACTAGGTCCACACGGATAGACACTCCAGGTGTCAGCTCAGCCAGTGGCCTCAGTGAATGGTCGACCTCAGTCAAGAATTCCCGTGCATTGTCTGATGCAGATAGTGTCTCACGGACCTTAGACCCTGGCTTCGTATTCTCGGCTTTCCCCGCCTCTGCTGCTATCACTTGGTCATCAGCTGTGAGTTGCCCATGCATAACTCTGCTGCGCCACGAACTCATCATCTCGCCATTTGATAGTTTGCTCCCGTTGAAGATAGCAGAAAGCAATTCATTCTGATCAACACGTGCCAAGTCACGGGACTGGCATCTGTCAGTATATTTCCCAAGGTCAGCCACGACTCTGGTGCAGTCCTTAGCATCGAATATGTGGTAATCGCCGGTTGGGTCATATGGGAACTCTTTTTCAATCCATGCTTTGCCACGATCGGGCGCAGGTGGAAGAGTCAGCCGACCAGACTTAGACTTCTTATACCAATCCTGGTCTTTTGCGACGTAACCCGGCACCGCGTTGATTTTGGGATCCGAGTGCCTCTTGCTAAGAAATCGGCACAGGTCGTACGCCTTGCAAAAGTTGATGAACTTGTCCAGTGCAGCATCGGAGCACTTATTTTCGCTTCCAGTGCGCTCAACTAAGGTGTTGTGCAACAACAGTGGATCAATGTCTGGCGGTGGCAGCAAGTGATATAGCTTGAAGAACTCAGCGCGTGTTCGCTTCGATACATTTAATGACATCACGAGGTTGTACCATACATCGTTGTGGGGATAATACTGCACCATGTCCTTCTTCAGGAATTCATCGCGCTTGAGCCATCCGCAGTCAATGGGTGCATCATCTTCACACACAGCATTCTGCCACCTAGTGTATGCCAAATGCATATGCCGGGCAACATACCGGGCTTTGCGCACATCTGACACTGCACTTCGTATCCAGCTGACACACTTCTGGAAGTTGTAAGATTGATCAGACAGGCAATTGTCTCCACTGACCCTCATCATGGCGAATGACCAATGGGCGTTCCGGAATGACGCCAAACATGTTCGCACGTAGTCTGCTAATGAAGAATCCATCACCAGCATTCGGCCCTTTACATAGGTCACAAGCACACCAGCATAGTTGTATGATGCAGCTGCTGGCCAAACACGTCTGAATGCTGCGGTTTTGTGCCTGTCCCATGGGTGTGACTCTTCAACTCGATCGATCGCTTGACGGGTCTTGTCACGCAAGCGGCGAGGCGGAGCAGCCCACAACCGGCAGTATTTGACCCACATGGGTTGTGACCTAAATTGGAGCCATTCTGCCTCGCTAGCCCACAGAGCAGCCCGGGCGGCCCCGCTAGGAGCAGGTCCTGTCATCCCTGTACCAGCAAAGACGCGCTTGAACGCACCAGGGGCAACTTTTTGGGATAGCAACTGATGGAAGATCAGGTCATGTGCTGCTCGGCGCGCTATTCTGCTGTTGTCTTCTTCGGCAATGATCGAATCATCGTACATGGCCTCGGATATAATCCAAAACATAGCTTGCTCGTCGTGTAGTACCTCATCAATTCTGTGGTGCTTGCTAGTGAGGATAAAGTCTGTGACTATCTTAGTGGCAGCCTCAGGGGCGGACAGTTTGGCAGAGTGCACCTGTCTACCTATCTCAGAATCAATCAGGTATGCCTCGAGCTGCATGTCTATACCTGGCATGTCTTCATCTGTGAGTGTGTCGTCAAGGGCCATTTCTGCAAGCAGTTCGTAGTCCATCGCGGTTGCAATCTTCACTGTAGTTGCCATCCGCAGGGCAGATGCCACCTGTATAGCAAGAGATGGGTTTTTTGTTGCAGCTCCGAGTGACAGCATTTTGTTCCTAGCCTGGTTGATGTATCGGGGTCTCTCAAAGACACGAGCCATCGTTGATACAGTGAAACGAACATTCAAGTAAATTGAGGCTGAACCAATTACGCGCAGGGATTTGTTTAGTTTTCTGTGCGTGGAAGGTGTGGAACGGTCCACAGTACCCTTTGGGTGCGTGTCCGTTTC